TTGTCTCAGATGAAAAGCGCATATTGTATTGACCTATCTCATCGTCTCTGAATATATCTTTGTCCGGTACAAGCAAAGGAGCGCATACTTGCATTAACTCATCCTTAGATAAGTAAGCGTTCAAAGTTGTTGCCATACGATCATCCAGTCTAGCAACTACTTGCGGCACAAATCCAACACGCCTAACCTCGTCATCTTCGTAATCTTCAAAATAGATTCTACGTTTCCATACGTGGCGACATCCATAAGAACCTTTGTAGTCAAATATAGAATAATTACCAAACTCAGGATTGGATAAGCCGTTAATGATTTCCTCTTCAGTATAAAGTCTACCTAAAGATAAAACTTCAGCACAAAATGAACGTGTTTTATCATCATCAGGACCACTATATTCGTAACGTACTAACCATTGACCTCCGCCACCTTTCTTTTGCAAATCGTTGTAGCTTTCAGAATCTTCAATACCTAAATTGATTTGACGCTTTGAAAGATATTCTTCCTCCGTTACTTCTATCCAATTCTCAGGCTTAACAATTCCAACTGTTTTAAGATATTCTAATATTTTGGATTGGACTAATTCATCAGCTACTAAACGTGGATCGTGTGCATTAAGATAAACACCAACCTCTTCAATTGCAGGATCATTTACGTAGGCAATATTGCGCCATCCGAAAGCTGGCTTAGCACCCTCTCGAATCGGTTTTAGTGTAACGTAATAAGTCGCAATTTCTGACATACAACTATATATGTAGAAAAAACTTATTTGTTAGATTTTATGTAAGATAATTGGTTAAATGCTAAATAAAGATTTTGGTCTAGCACATCGTTAAATTTTGTAATATCGAAATCAGCAAGCATATTTAGTACAACCATCCACTGGTTATCTCCTTGCTTTGCTCTTGTTTTCATTTCTAATTGATACTCGGCTTTCTCCTCTTCGTTAAGCTCTTCAACTTTCACATCTGCATATGGGTCACTAAATAATTCATAGCTATTGAAAAACGTTTCACGAAATTTATTGTACTTTTTGCACGCTCCTAAAATTTGATTGATTGGTAACTCATCAATTAACTCACTTCGATAATCTACGTTCACATTTTTATAATCCTCCGTAATTACATCGTACATACCTCCACCACTTTCAGCAAGGTAAATAGTCGCAGCTATTTGTGAAATGTTTGGAGTAAATCCCTTTGAAACATATTCCTCCAGGTTAATGAATTGTCGAAGTGTTAATTTAGAAAATGGTTGTAACTTTAAAGTTACATTGTCAATCGTTATAGTTTCTGAATACCTATCTGAAATTTTTACTTTTGTTTGAGCTATTGAATAGGCATTTACTAATTTATCAACTCGCCATTCTTGAACGTCTAATGGGTCTAAATCGTCAACAACCGAAACAAGGTGTATCATCTTATCAAATACACCTTCTAATGTTTCGGAGTTGATTTCTTTATACTGTCTTGTCAGCAGCATCAATAAGCATTTGCACGTGTTCAACGTATTGCTTTGATAAATCAAATATAACTGGGCTTGCAATATCAGCTGTTACAAATTCACCGAATAAATTTGCTTTGTGATCAATGTGCGCATCGGTATAATGTTCGGTCTTTGTTAGCTGAGTATCTTTATACACAACTGCAAATGCTTTGTTTCCCCATGCTCCACCTTTACGGGCTAAGTTTTCAATCTTTGCTATATCCTGAGCTGATAAATAAAGTTTACCATCTTCTAACTCACAAGCGTATTCCCGACCGTTACATTCAAAAGTAGGTTGTATTTTGTTTTTAACCTCAGTAATTTGAACAGATTGAATAGCCTCGCCAAACATCTTTAACGGAATCACCTCTACTAATTCTTTACTTCCTAGAATAGACAAAACTTCTAACCATCTTTCAGTATGGTCTTTATCCCCTTCCTTTTCAAGAATAGCACTAATCTTTGCTAGTTCGTTTAACGTCACCTCACTCCCAAGGTTACGCAATTGGTAATCATTACCTTTTATCTTTAGTGTTTTCATTATGCTAAAGTAACTTTATTATTCATCATTTGCAACTCATTACCTTTGTCTTGAATATCATGGTAATCTACAACCATCACTTTGTTACGCTTTGAATTACTCTGAGCTGTTTGTTCAGCTGAATTATTCAAGTTCATTTGTGGTGTTTGTGATCCTTGTTGAATACCACCCATTGAAGGCATAGCACCTCCACCACCACCACCTGGAGCAGCAGCACCTCCACCACCTGAAGCACCACCGCTATATCTAGCACTCGCTATCTTTGCAATATTTGCCGCAGTTGTAGCAATAGCAAAAGTTAACGAAGCAATACCAGCTGGTGAAGGGACTGGACCTATTGCAATAGGTGATTGAGCAAGTGAAGCTGTAATTGCTTTGTGACCATCAATAACCGCCATCGCTAAATTCATAGCTTTTTGAATGTTGAATTGTCGCTTTGCCCTTTCTTCTTTAGACTTTTCGTCTTGTTTGCCTAGACTGTTTGAAATTGCAAATATTCCCTCAGATAATGCCACAACTGAATCTCTATAATTTTGCTCAATAGCTGCTTTTTCTGCTGCTTTCTCTTCAGCTTTTTTTACTTCAGCTGCGTTTATTTCTTCATTCTTTTTAGCTAGTTCTTCAGCTGCTGTTATTACAGCTTGTTTTTGTGTTTCGACTAACTCGGCTTTCTTATCTGCGGCTTCTTTTTCTGCTGCCGCTTTTTCGTCTAAGTACTTTTTATCTAGTGCAAGTTCAGCAGCTAATTGTTGTTGTTTAAGCGCAAATGTTAATTTATCTTTTTCTGCTTTAAGTAGTTTCTCATTTGCTAAAGTATCAGCAATTAAACGCTCATATTTTATACGGTTTTCTTCGTATTCCTTAAACTGTGCATCTTTTATCAATTCAGTTTCAGCATCTTGAATTGCTCTTAACGCTGCTAACCTATCCGCTTTTTCTTGCTTTGCTGCTGCCCTTCTTTTATCTGCTGCTGCTTTATTATCCGCTGCTTGCTGTTCGTTCTTTTTATTATTCTCAGCCACCTCAGTAGCGTTAATAACTTGTATTTCTTGCTTTGCTTCGTTTATACCAGTCTTTAAATCCGTTATTGCTTTACGTATTTCATCGGCTTTCTCCTTGGTTAAATCACCAGCCGCTTTCATTGATTCCATTTGTAAACGCAAAGCATCAATTTGCGCTCTTGACGTTTCAATAATAGCATACTGTTTTTGGCGTTCCATTTCGACAGTATTCTCTCCAGCTATTTGAGCCAATCTAATCTCATGGTCATAAGCATCTGTAACCTTTGCTCTTTTATCTGCGTGGCTTTGTGCAATCTTTTCTTGTGCTTCAGCTTGTTTAGCTGCTGCATCTTCAGCTGCATACGAAGTTAAACCAATCCAATCTAAAAAGTCTTTAAGTTGTTGAATCACCCAACCAATCGCATCACCAACAGCTTTAAATATTGTCTTTAGTATTCCTAACTCATCCAATAAAGCTATGATTGCTCCTATAATAGCACCAACAACCGCAACGATTAAGAACAAAGGATTAGTTAAGATTGTTTTACCAATAGAAACGAAAGCCGATCCCATTTGTTTTAACGAGCCTATAGCATCTTTAAATGTGATTGACTTAGATGTTTGAGCAAACAACTTAGCACCATTCGTAACTCGGTCGAAGTCCATATCTCTTAAACCCGCTCCAATCTCACCTAATGAATTACTGACTTGTTCGTATTTTGATCCTGTTGCAAATACAGCTACTTGCTCATTCACTTCAGCCATTCTGTCCTTTAGTGCAGCGGCTTTTTGATTGAGTGCATCGAACTGAGCCGAGCCTAAGTCGGTTTGTTGAAGTTGTTGGATTGTTTCCCGTAGTTCAGCTTTTAAACTTTTAACTGGTCTATCGTCAACCTCTACATTTATTTTAATTGTATTATCTGCCATCTTTTATATTATTATCCAATCTGTACTATCTGAAATAACTGTGATACTTTGATTTGGTGTTATCGTTTGTGTTACGATTCCATCAATTAAATTTGGGCTAGTTACACTTATATTCCCAGCACTTGTATTTTTAACTGTATATCTTTTACCGCCTTTAGTCTTGAATAAAGTTGAATCTAAAAGTGTAATAGTTGTAGCTGCTGTATCTTCTATTACTATTTCATCTTCTAATTTTACTGTATAATTCCCGCTCACAGCTCTAAGTGAAATACCTTCGCTAATAACCCCACCTATATAAACACCGCTTCGTGTTGGAGTTGTCAAATCACCGATTACCTTTGTGCCATTTAATCCAACAGGAACGTTATTAATCGAACCCATTATTTGCACATCACTCGCTCGAACAGTATTAACATCACCTTGTATTTTAATCCGCTCACCAATTGCTAAGTTGTATTTACCATTGATTAAAATATCATTCCCTAATCTTATATTCGTGTCGCTATCCACCGTATTAAAGTGACGATTGACTACACCACTAAACGAAACAGTTGTGCCTCCAAATGGTCTAAATGGTCGCTTATATTTCAATCGCAACTTTTCGTCTGCTGTAATCAAATCTACTTTAGTGATCGTTCTTTTGCCTGAGTTGTAACCGTATATCTTTGATACGAAAAACCACCCGTTATCCTGAATGTATATCTTCCAATCTAGTGTTTTTGATAGCTTCTGAAAATCCGCCTCAGTTAAATTGAAGTAACCAGTCAAGCGTTTGCCTTCATTGATTGTTGTAAGCTCTTGTTGGTGGTGTAAGTTGTATAAATAGTTAGTTGTTTGTCCTTGCTGAAACGAATGGAATAATATGTTAGGTGAATCGTAACAGATACTGAAGTTAGGTATCAAATCATTGTCAAACATTGACGTTTGATTGTAATCAGTTACCTGAGCAACTAGATTTGAATTAGGTAGTAAATCGTCATAGAATGGATACTGTGATACTGTACCTACTCCGTTATGAAGTAACACACGAATATTACAATCAGGATTAACCCCATTGATTGAAGGTAAAGGAATGTTTATTCCACTCCCTACGCTCGGAGTTGGTGAATACATTATCTCTCTTTTATCCGTTCCGACTGTATACTCGTTGTCTAATATCAGCGTAGTTTGTCCATAAGTCTCAACAAATTCAGCTTGATAGGCTGCGTTTAATTCATCCTTATCGTCTTTATATTTATACTCCTGACGTTGTTTAACATCGTTGTTAAGAAACGTGATACTGTTCGGTTGCGACTCATCAAACTTCTCAGTCCAATCCCATTCTAAGCCATCGTTATAATATTTATCCCTAGTCTTAATAATTATATTTGTTTCATTATCAGGATCAGGAGTGAATAATAAATTATAGCTTTTTGACACCGCACTAATTAGATCTCTTTGCTTAATCTTCTTTGGAATGAATTGAGATACATCTACATTTGTCCCGTTAATCAATTCCGTAATATCAGGAATTGCTCTAAATTGTAGATTGGTAATATCAATATCGAATTCTAATCGTACTGGGTTGCCGCTTGAAGTATCTCTAAATCGAACTGGCAAACCACCTGACAAACTGTCTACACTTAACGAACTCATTAATGTATACTCTGGAGTGTTACCAACTTGTACACCTGTTGATGTGAAGTATCTTCCAAATATTAAGGCGTGAACGTCAAATTTTTCGTTTGCATCAAATATACCTATGTTAGCAAATGAGGCATTATTTCCACTTGCTAAAGTTTGATACCCCGCAGCAAATGAAGTTGTGCCTGTACCAAATGATATAGCAGTTTGTCCCGCATCAATAAACGCAACCTTGTTAACATTCGTTGTTGACTGAGCAACTAAACAAATTTTAATATCGCATCTATTCAAGCCACTCCCTAAACCACCAAACGCATTCCAACTAGCACCACCTTGCGCACGTACTTGTATGTTATAATCGTAGTTCGTTAGTATCTGAAAATTTCTACCTTGACCGCTTAAGTTAGTTAGGTCATTGTTAACTGTCGACCATTGACCTTGAGCATCTTCAAATATAGAAGATAAATCAATTTTAGAGTTAGCAGCTGCGGCGTAGTTGTTTACACTTACAGCACTCAGATAATCCAACATAGGAAGCCATCCGATAGGATAAGTTGGATTGCTTGTATTATCTATAATGTAGTTAGCCGAAGCCATCTCACCACGAACTGAGTATGCTTGTTTTAAAAAAGCCGCTATCGTATCATCACCTTGTTTACCATTGAACGGAATAATACGCTTATCCATTTGTATCGTATCTTCGTTGTATTCATCGAATGTAAACGTATAGCCATTTGTAGCAAATATCTTTTTAAAGTATTCCCATTCGTAGATAGCTGGCTTGAAATCTCTGAGCGTGTAGATGTTATCACTCTTTGCATATTGTGGATAAGTATACCCACTTGTATTGGACCAACTAGCTATTATATTAGCTCGATTAAAAACATGGCTTAACTCAGGAAAAGACAGCTCAGTTAATTCCTTATCTCCCATCTCATTGAAGAAATTACTTACTTCATCGAATACGTTTATCTTATACTTGACTAGCTTGTGATTAGTTCCACGAACTCGGTTAACTCTAATGATTTCTAGTAACTGAATAAAGCCTTCAAACACTTCAACACCATTTTGTATTACGGATGCGATTGTTTTTCTATTACGGTTAAACGTATCGTTGCTTAAATCAATATCGAATAGTGCGCCTAAAATAGTGGTGTTGTTTTCTGTTCCATCCACCTCTAGAGATCGTGAAGCTCCACCCGTTCTCGCACCTGATTTAGTTATTTCAGCGAATGACAAATCAATAGGGAAATCCGTTCCGATAGGTAAATCAATAAAGCCAGTTTCAAGTTGTATTCTAGTCATTATCCGTTTATTTCGTCTTGTACAGCCATCGTGAATACTAGGTTAACTTTTCTATCTCTTGTTGTTCGTTTCAAGTGTAAAGGCATTGATGCGCTTGTTATCTTAATAGATTGGAAATCGTTTCCATCTATAGATACAAATGCTTGTGGTGAAGATAGTAATTCTCTCATAAACTGACACTCAGCCTCCGAAAGAATACCAGTGTTAACTGTATAGCTTATTGTCTCTTCAACATGGTAGGTTTCGTCTCCTGTATCTGTTGTGTTATAAGTCCAACTTTCACCATCTAAGTTACCGTACTTCTTTCTAATATCATCACGCTGTACAGCTTGGTTCATATAACTACCTTTGTAAAATGGTATAGTTATCCATGAGCCTAAACGATCTAAAAAGCAAATATCATAAGTTGTATGCCCATCACATTCTGAATAAAGATTGATTGTTTTCTCTTCTGACTTTAGAGTATCATCATCCTCTCTAATTTGTACAGTATAGCTTGTTACGTTTGTTAAATCAATTGTTCCGACAAATGGAATCCAAGTACCTGAAAATTCTTCTGTGATTATTAAATCACTTGGAAGCGCATCAAATAAAACTACATTATCACCCATTGATGTTAATGGGTATCTATAAAGCGTTCCATTGATATTAAACACCACGTTATGTGTTGCGGCATTATCCAAGTAACAACTAAGCCATGTTGACTTTTGGCGACTTATTCTAACATCATAATCCTTGTTAAAAATAGTTGTTAAAAATTGCTTTGAATCACCATCACAAATATAATCTGTATGGTCATATCCTTTGAATCTATAAAAACCAAACGCTCCCTTGTATGCTTTTTTAACGCTTGTAGTAATTCCGCTTACAGTAGTTTTTTGACCATCCGCAAATGAAGATACACCAGCACTTGCTCCACCTGAACCAATCCAACCCAAATCTAAAACAGTATAATAAACACCAGCCGAAAGAAACACATCCAGCACCGTATGTATACCATCTAACTCAGGTCGAAAGTTTACGCTTGGTGTTTGAGCCACTAGAATAACATCACCAGCTGAATATATCGGAGCTGTTGCCTGAGCTAACATTGTTCGTGAGAATCCATTTGGATTGACTGAAGGATTTGAAAAGTTAGCCCATGTTGCTGCACCAGCGAAACCGTAATCTGTAAAAGCTAAATTAACATAGTAACTCTCATCTACTGTAACTGTATAACTTACTTGGTGACCATCTGCAATATAAGAAGTCAACTGTCTAAAATCATTGTACAATTGTGTTTGAACTAATTTAGCTATATCAATCTCACCATACAAAGTACTTGGAATAGGCTTGAGTTTATACGTTCCAATCACCTCCGAAGTTGTGTCGTTGGTTACTGTTATAATGTATCTAAAACCTAACTCATTGCTCACCGTACTATCAAAATAAAAGTACATCGGATTGTACGAAGGTGTTAAAAATTGAGGTGTTGCTAGTGTTGTTACTGCCATTATCTAAAAGTTTGATCTATTTGGTATTCCATGCTTATCGCTGCTATTTTTTCTATTTGGTCCAGTACTTTCTCACGCTTCATAAATGCCTTAGTCAAATCACGTTTAACTTTGCCGCCCTTCCATTTTCTACTGTAACCCTCATCAACGTAGATATAATAAAACGCTCTATTTCCATCAATCTCTAGTTGTATATCGTTACTCATTACATCCCATTTCACTCTGACAACCCTAGTTACGTTCTTCATTAAACCAGTATCAACAGCGTGCTGTCTAATGATTTCTTTCTTTATCTCAGTATTGAACACTCTAGTCGCTGTACCTATTCGCCTCCATACATCATTCTGAGTTGCCATACTTTATATGTAGAAAAAATACGTTTGTTAAACAAAAAATCTTGGTGCATCAGGACTGAATGTATTTGTTTGAAAATAGTAACGTATCGCGTCAATGGCATGGTTATAATTATCAATCGGTTTATTCGTTGCGTTACCATCACGATCAGTAGCCCAAGTGTATTTACGGAACTCATTGATTAAATTTAGACTTCTTGACGTTACTCTCAAATCTAATTCTTGCATTCTACTTACACCGTAAACAATTGAATCCGCTCCCTTCTTTGCGTCTTGCATTCGCCACCCTAAAGTTTGCAGCTCATCGTTGGATTTCATTTCAGCACTATCTCCCGTAATCGTTGTATAACGGTCAACACCTAATTCAATCATCTTGTTAGAAATGGCTTGATTGAGTAACCCTGTTTGATAAATCAATTCATCCAGGTAGTAAATATTATCAGCGTAGTATATTCCCACCAATGCAGTTGGATCGTTTCGATAACCGTAATCTAATCCATAACCTAGCAACTTGGCGTGTTCTGGTATCTTATCGACTTGTGACCAATTATTGAATACAACCCCCTGAAGGTTACCAATCTCACCTAATCCGTATACTTGCCACCAATTCCACCAATATCCCCTTTGACCTCTTGCATCTTCTTGCTCAGCTTTCATCTTCTTATAGAGCAAATCTTCTAGTGTTGGGCTTGGTATTGCTTCATTGTCCAGGTAGGTTAATTTTAAGAACTCCGAGTTAGGCTGCTGTAAAATTTCTGTATGCGCCCAAAATTCACTATCAGCGTTAAAGTCAATCCAAACTTCTTGAGATCGTATTATTAAAGCATCTGCAATAGGATAAGGAATGTGATTACCTTCGTTTAAAAATAGTATGTCTCGTTTACCAGCTGCCTTTGCTTTACCAACTGAATCAAATGACTTGAATTGTATCTTTGATTTATTCAGAGACGTATAAACTAACTCAGTTGCGTTCCATTGCTCATCCATCCATCTACCCTCATCCATCATGAAATTCTTGAATATATCAACGCATCCTTCTTTAACTGCTGGGAGTGTTTCAGCTACAACCGTAACTTTTAAACGTGGTGTTGCTAAACATTTATCATAAATAATCGGAATGATACCGTAAGTTTTACCACTCGATGTAGCTCCCTGAATCACCTTTTTACGGGCTTTCATATCAAGCATTTTTCTTAAAGATGTAGTAACTTCAAATGGCATTATAGATCTCTAATGATAATTAAAATCTTTTCTTTGATAGCTGTCATCTCATGCTCATCCCAAACTGATTCCCATTTCTGTTCATCTGTGAATCCGTTTAGTACTGGCTTAGTTAAAGTTAGTAATGATTGTATAGAAGCTAGTTTATCAATCTTCAATCTAGTAGGCATAAATCTCACCTCTAGCTCTTCTTTAACTTCTGCAATCATTTCTCTATCGGTCATAAGTTGAATATTCGTGGCTCGCCTTTAACATCCAATTCTTTCTTATCAGCTAATCCGTTTAGACGCTGTGTAATTGAAGCGTTATAAACACTAGCCATGCCTCCTTCGATTTGGTCTTGTCTGATTTCTTCCTTACACGCATGACAGATAGTCATATATTCGTTGTATCGATTATCTTCATTATCGAAATATTGCTTAATACAACCTACTTCTTTTCTTGCGTAATTCTTAAATCCTTCAAATGTTAACGGTCTTTCTCTTTCACGATAAACCATATCCCCATCCTTACCTACATAATCTTGAACTAGAAATGGATTGCTCTTCGTAGCATATCTATACGCTTCAAATAGCTCCCACATCTTCTCAGGTGATTCTATGTATTTATGCTTCGCCATCTTTATTATCCTCCTCCACTTTCTTTGGTTTAGTATAACTAACTAAGTTCTTATGTCCATCGTTATAAAGTTTCTCTAGTTTCTCCTGAGTATAGAAATAACCTCCGATAATCGTTTCTTGAAATCCACCACGCTTTCTGATGATGGTATTCTCTCCTGGTTTAATTTTCAGCTTGTACATCTTTCTCTTTTGCTAGTTCTTCTAAAAATTCCTTTGCTGATATTGCTTTGATATGTGGGAATAATTTTCTTAATTCACTCAATTTTAACTTTGTCAAATCAACATTTTTTGGATCAACTTTTTTAACTGCTTTCAGTTTTTTAATCAATTTCTGCTTGCCTTTCATATTCCTTTAATTTACGTTTAAAATCCTTTATTATTGTATAAGCTCCATGGTGAGAAATGTTTAAATGCTTAACCAATCCTCGAACAGTTGTAATCTTTTTGACTAGATAAATATCCAAGAATCTCAACTCATGCGGCTCTGCATTTAACCTGTACATCTCGATAGCGTATAACCTATTTTGGTAATGGTTATCTATAACTTCATCATCCTCCATATATATGTTGTCATTTAGCAATTCGTTTGCGAGAATCTTATTATTAATGTTAAATTCTGAATTATTCCACTTGTAAGTGTTAGCCGATACCATACGAATAAAGCCGCCTAAACTCCTTTCATTTGGAATCTTAGCGGCTCTGTTGATACACGTTAAATATATTTCGGTTGTGATGTCTGACACGTTAATAGTAGCGCATTTAGAAGAGTTGACTTTAACTACGGATTGGATTTCATTCCAGTTCGTTTGAAAATATAGGTCAATCTCTTCTTTGTTCACGCAACTAATGTAAGTAAAAAATTCATAACATCAGTCCAATAATTTAAAAGATTTGAATTTGCTTCTGTTGGATCTAACTCTAGATTCTCATGTACCACCGCTAAAATCTTCTTGCATTTAATCATAGCTTCAACTAATCCATGATCGTTAACCATTTGCTTTGCTCTAAGTTCTGCTGTCATAACTCCCTCAGATTATCCTCGCACGCTTGCTGGTAGGTATCGAATGCGTCTTGCTGCATCTCTGACCAATCAATATACTCGTACATGGTTTTGGCTAGCAGCTCTAGGTTAACCATATCAGCATCCTCCTGGTGTACAAACTCAATTGAATGAATCTTAATATAGTCAGGTCTGAGCGTAAAGTCGCAATAGCTTACTTCGATATCATCGTCTAGTCTTATTTCAAAGCTAGTTTGTGTACCGTTAAATCCGAAAAGTCTCATAATACTAAGTTATTGTCATTAGCAAACTCTCTTATTTGTTCTCTGAGGTAATGCGCCATGTTATGTTCATCCTCTGAAGCTTCTCTATTTTGGTAAACATTATGCTTAGTAGTTGACCGCAATAATTGGTCAAGCTGCATTACTGTATGTTTCCAATCGAAAGCCTCTAGTGCTAGTTTAGCATCTTCTTGATCGTCAAATTCAATTGTTATTTTCATCTGTTATGTTTTTAAGTTGATTGTAAATAGATTCCGATTGTTTTCCCCAGTACATTTCACAAGTCTTGCCATCGAATGGAGGTGTGAAGAAGTAGCTTTGTAGATACTTACTCGCTTCAGCTGTAAATCGGTAACAGCTTTCTTTAATTGGGCATCCCTCGCCTGTGCATTTTGTTATGTCAGCCATATGTCCAGTTTTTTAATTAATAAACATGACAAATATATGTATATTATTCTATAAGTTAATCAGTTATGTGATAAACGGTTATAATTAATGATGGGTGGTGAATGTATCAAACCACTCAACAAACTCATCAAAGCTCCTAACTATAATATAAATTCCTCCAGCACGTTCAATTGATTCCTGATAAGACTTTTGTACCTCGCTTTGTTTATCCTTTCCGTACTTAATTTCAATCTTAACTGACCTACCTCTAATTGTTGCGCTTATATCAGCTGAACCTTTAGTACCTTGTGTTGGAATGTACTTACCTTTGAGTTGCCTCTCGTTCTCACCTACTTTAATCTTAGCGCCTTCAATATACGTTCCTTGCGTACTGATCCGTTCTGCTTGGTAGCCTTCGTAGTTGATTAAATCAATCACACACTTAGTTAATCCGTTTGCCGATGTGTCGCTCCATGTCTTGCTTGGTATAGCGTGAGGTGGGAAGTTAGGATACTTCACCGCCATCTGTTTGTAATGGTGGTCTAGTAGTCGGGCTTTGTTTTGTTTGGTCATCTTTGCTTTAATCGTTTAACTTCTTGCTCTAATTCTGTTCGCTTAGTTTTTAAAATTAATTCTTTTTCTTTACTTACCATTTCTTTAATCGATAGCATTCCCAAACCTTGAGATACTTCTTTAGCGTTACCTAGTGTTTTCATTTTGAATGTATTTTTAAATGACATGTTCTACAAACAGATATTAGATCAAACAACACTTCATTAAATAAGGTATTGTAATTTTTATGATGTACATCTGTTGCTCTATTTTCTAAACATCCTTGACAAAGAAAATTATCTCTTTCTAAAACTACTTGACGAATTTTATACCATTTGTCAGATTTCAAGTAATCGTTATATTCTTCTCTTCGTTTTAAGCCTTCTTGATTAAGTTCAAAGTTTCTATAAACTCGATATTCTTCCCAATTAGTATCAGGTAAACTTTCTTTTATCTCGCCAATATTTATTTTATAATCAAGATTTTCTATATCTGATTTTTTATATTTACCACTTGGTTGGTAATTACAATTACTACATTGTTTTACTATAAATATACGATTATCAGATGTTAATTTATATCTGTAAACTAGTTTGTGTTCTGGGCATTTGTTCTTTAGCCAATTGTCATAATCAATTATCATCCTTCTATTTTTTTAATTAAACGTTGTATTTGTACTCTTGAAACTCCTAATAATTCAGCAACCTTTGAACGGTTAAAGTTTGGATCTGCTGAATGTATAGCTTTTAATTTATCAAATGTATTCTCAACACCTTTAGATGCAGTTTTCAAGTCCTTTATTTCAGTCGCTTCAATCTTTATCTTCTTTGCATTCATTACAAAATAGTCGCTTAATCTTTCAGCTTTTAATATGCTTTCTTTAGATATTTCCATCGACTTAACATTATCCTCAAACGCTGAAGAAAATAAATGTATTAATAATGCAAATCTAGGGATGTAACTTTTTTGTTTTGGATACATCGATTTAAGATACTCATTCTCATCTTCATTATTTTGATGTTCTGTAATCTTATTGAATATTCGTTTCCATTCGATTTTAGCCTCTTTGTCGAACTTACTTAACTGAGTTTGTATTCTGCCTTCATTATCTCTTTTTAGTAGTTTAGTTTTAAGCGTTTGAAAAAAGTTAGTTATCGTATCTGAATACCATTGAATATCTGAATAGTGTAATTCATTCTCATTATACTCATCTACTTTAGCTTCAGGGAAAGTTAAAAGCATACGATCTAAAAATCCATTATCCTTATTCTCATCTGTTGCAAATTGGTTAAATATACTCGGTTGAATACCACCAAGAACAGGAATAAATGGTTTCTCAATAAACGATCCTTGTCTTGTCATTCTATTAAGTGAAACCGATTTACCACTCCAACATGATAACCAAAATTCTAAATCAGAGCCTTGTCTATACTTATTCATATCCTTAAACCATCCAGCAAGCTCATCTTTGAATACACCAACAGCATTATCACTTTCTTGGTGCAAATCAACTAATGCTTCAAGTGTAATATCGTTTGCAATAAATTGTGTTTTGATTGGTTTAGGTGGCTCAGATAGTTCTTCTTTCTCTTTCTTTGGTAAACTCATGTAGTAATTATACTGCTCTAGCTGTATGTGATAGCGTTTAATTTCTTTAAAGTTTAGCTTGTTCAAAGGAAATATAATATTATTTATTGAAGGTGTTTTACCTATACCAGCTTTACCAACTACTGCCAACCAAATAACTCCATTCTCATTCCATCCCCTCTTAACTTCAATCTCAAATGAATTACCAACACAAACTGATATTAACCACATCAAAGAACAACCCATGTAATCAATATTACTATCTAGTTTACTATTGCATTCCAAAATGTAGTATTGAATTTCTTTAGGGAATATATCTAAAGGAAATGTAATATTTTTAATTGGTAAAGGTTTCTCAATTATAGGTTTATTCTCTTCAATTTTCTTCTTTAATCTACTTCCAAAACCTTGATCGTACAAATCAATAGATGCTGCTTTAAAATCTCCATTATGATATTTATAAGTATAGGCAGCAAATGGGCTAACTAACTTTTCATGTGGGTAAATTGTACCTGTGCTAAATAGATACATACAACCACTATCTCTAAATACTGATCCTGAATGCGCAGCTTCAGATCCATGGCGTTTAATAAGGTAGTGTTTCTTCTTTTGACCGTTTGCTGGTACAAAAAAATCTTCTTGTATAACATTCCAAATATCAGTCTTTTCATTAAAGTCTTGCCATGGTGTTATTTCATCAGCTGAATAAATCTTTTTATCTTTCTTTGGCTCTTCAGGTTTATCTTGAATGTAATTATAACTCTTGGAAATATTCCAAAGCGTTTCACGATCAGCATCTGTTACAAATTCAATTTCAAAATAAGTCTTTTTAGCATATCGTTTATTTGGATACGCAAAGATATATCCACCCGTTCCCCTAGTTTCAATTAAACATTCTTTATGCCCTTTTAATTTAGCTATATCAGTATTACCTACAACTCTTTTTGATTTGTAAAGAATGTGAAACCCACCAGAGCGAGTAACATAAACAGTAAATTTATCTTCAAAATCAACTATTGAATCCTTTAATGTTTGGTAATACTCATTCCAAAACTCATCCTTTTCAATCTGAGTTGAAAATACTTTAGTATCAATATCAACACATTCAAGAAAATCAAACCCTCCCATGAATCCAAATGCTTGAGTACTGGATCTGTTTATACTCTCAATCAATTGTTCCCTAGATTGTTTTTGAGTTTGTAGTATTTTCCATTCTTGGTTAGGTTTCTTTTGTTCCCCAACTGTAACAACTGAAAAATGGTCTAAAAATGATAGTGCTTGTTGTTCTAATTTTTTTCTTTCTTCAACTGTCATACTTTGCATTTAATAAAAAAGCCCCTATTATACTCATCGGATACCACCTCGACTTTCTAATAAGGGCTAAATAACGCCTTTTGTTCTATAATGTGGTATCGAACTATACGCAAATATAATAATTATTATTAATTTACAAGTACAAATATATTCTACTATTGGAATCCTAACTTTTATTACTAGTGTAACATGATGTTACACCTATGTTACACCTAATGTTGCACCTATTTCTCAATGTTTATAAGGCTTTCAGCGTAATTGTAACGTGTAACATCAAAAAAACCGATAAAATTTTATTTTTTTATTTTAATTTTTATTTTACCAAGTGTAACCTATGTTACATGTTACAGGTTACACCATTAAAAAAGCCCCATTTACGGGGCTTCTAGGTTAAATGTTTCAATAAGCAATGTTACACTAGGTAACACTTTTCAAAATGGCATCCCGTACCCCTCCTCAACACTAGATTGTGCGCTAGTAGTTGATTGTTGGATTCCTACTTTTTCAATCTTCCAACCCTCAATCGTATTAAAGTACTTATCTTCGCCTTGTGGATTAGTCCACATTCGACCTCGCAGGTTTACTCCGATTGTAACTTCTGCACCTGGTGATAAGCCATCCAATAAGCTGCATTTGTCCTGAGTAAACTGTATCTCAATTTCTTGAGGATACGTATCACTAGTAACAACTACTAGTGTACGCTTTGAGAACTTGTCGCTAACTACCTGAGTAGCGTTTACTAATTTAATCTTTCCTGATACTTCCATAATTAAAAACTTAATAATTCAACTCCTTTATTCATTTGTATATTCAACTCATGCGCTTCTTTTAACGCAATCTCACTCCATTCCTGTACCGACTTTAATACTGGCTTTGCATTCGTGCCTAAGTTAATCAAACTTTCTCTATTAATCGACCAAACTTTTAAAGGTTTAAGAGCTTCAGGTCTATACGATCCAAAATACAAAGTTGATAGTTTAGGATTAACTGTGAAATAATGTACACATTGATGTACATAGTCTAGTGGTATATCCGCACTTAGACAGTTTTCAACGTGTTTCTTAGCTGAAGGACACTTAACCTCGAAACATATAGTTTCATCTTCACTAATGGCGTCAGGTGATATACCTAAGATTGGACACTCAACAGATTGAAGCCAGCCAACTGATTCGACTTGAACACCAGTATACTGCATCATTTCAAATATTGCTTCAGGCTCAAGCTCGTTACCTCTCTCCATCGCAGCTGATTGATACGATTCTTCGTGTACATATTGCTCTGTGTATTCTGCTAGCATCTCAAGGTAAAGTGTATCACCTTTAGTAAACAATCCTTTTGATCGTGTACCGCCAACTTTAGCCCATCTGACCTCGTGCCATTCTGGAGTTCCTTGTATTATATCTTTTCTTGTTATCATCTTAATTTAATTTAGTTTTCATTTCATCTTTCTTTGCTACTACAACTGTCAAACCTTGCTCGGCTTTAGATAAGCTCATGTAACGGTCTTTTAAATCATCTAGTGTAGTTGCTCCATTTAATACATTTAAAGCTGCTGTAGCGTCTAATTGTGGTGCTACGTTTAAAGCCTTTCTAATTCTAACACCACCAACGATTTGACCTTTCATCTTGACTGTTGCATCGATGTACAGCTCAACTTGTACAGGCATCTTCCATGTGTTTAGATTAGCACCACCGTTACAAAGCCTTCTAATGGTTGCGGCATTGGTTGCGTTAAGTACTAAAGGCTTGATTGATTCAGCAAAGTAAGCTATATTAAAGTTACCTTTACTTCCAGCGACAACTGCGCCCTGTTCGTGCCAAACCTCGTTGACAGTTACGATTAGAGATTGACCATTCTCTAGCATTTCCTCTAGATCAATTACTCCGAGGTGGTCTGATTTGTAAGCTATTCGATAGCTAACGTCTTTTGTTTTCATATGTTTTGTTTTTTGTAAAGTTACACAATTAGTTTACTTGTTTACCGTAATTGTGATGAACGGTTGTTATTGGTGATGAGTGGTAAGCCATTGTCTAAACGCTTGTTGTAGTTCTATCTGTTGATTCATTGCATCTAAGTCAGCACCTACCATTAGGAACGCATCGAATGAACGTATCTCTGTTACAAGTCTATTCCGTTTCATCTTTGCTAGTTGTTGCATCGGTACATCTTCTAAGAAGTCTGCAAGTACTGGAAGTAATTGAGCTGCTAAAAGTTTTTGTTCGTGTGTCATACCATCGCAGCCTCCCACCCTTGTAAATCTTTAACTGAGTAACTTGGGACCAGCATCTCATCTTCATTCGAGTAGATAGCTTCTTTAACTTGTCCGAAGTATAGATTGCCACCTAATGGTTTATCAAATTTCATTTGTAACGTAATAGCTTTACCCATTGTGACTTTGTATTTATCCATTATCTGAGTTACAGTTAACCCTGTTACATCAATCCGCTTATCTTTGAAGAAATTGGTAACTACTTGTTGAATAGTTGACTTACTTACATTGAACTTCTTTGACATTGCTTCAAGTGTCTTAAGGTGAAATTCAACTGTTATATGTTCTTTCTCATCATCTGTTAGTTGTCTAAATGTCTTTCTCATCTTCTAAATCTTTAACATCAAATTCAATATACATTTTTCCATCTAATGTATAATAGTCAACCGATCCATTATCAAAACTAACTACTAATGGATAATCTTCACTTAAGTCTTTTATCCTTGCGACTGTACCGAAGCACTGGTAATGCTTTGAGTAAACTCTTTGTCCTATATTCATATCGAAGTAGGATTTAAGAATTTATCAAACTTATCAAATGCGGCTATATCAGAAAACGATTGTCGCTCCATTATTTGACCATCAACTAACCTCATTACTTCAATCGTTTGAGTCTCAGGACACCAGTTAGCTGTAATATTTCCCTTTTTAAGTTTAGCTAATCGTTTCTCAGTTATAAACCATTCATAACCGTATTGGTCAAGCCATACTTGATCGTTACCAAAATCTAATCGTTTGAATCCTCGGTCTATTGTATCTTTATATTTTATCATCTTATTTATTTTTATAGGTTTCGTTGTAATATTGTTCTGCTCTGCCAAAATTAGGATCTAAATTTGTTCCCATACTATCATAGACTGCTTTTATTATTTGCTGCTTTTCTAATTCTTTGGCTTGTTCAAATACTGATTCAATATCTTTTGCTAGAATTCTTTGATAAAACCATTCTACTGCTGTTTTCATATTATTACCTGATTTATTTATTGTTTTCTTAAGGCTATTACCTTAAGATTGGATTGCTTGTATTTCTCGTTTAACATCTAACCAGTATTCATACGTTGATCTAGTTGCTGCATAAGTCACTTCAATCATCTCATTTACCGCTATCAATGCACATATCTTAGCATTCTCTATCTGTCCTTGTGATGAGTAAGCCTCTACATATTCCACATAGCGATCTACTAACTCGTTTGCTTTTTGTTTTGCTGTCATTTGTTCTCGTTTAATTTGATTCTTCTTAACTCGTTAACTAACTCTACATTGTATGTAGTAAAAAATTGCTTTCTGTTAGCATCGTTAACACCCATTGGAGGTGTATAAGTGTTTTCTACTGTTGTGGGCTTGGTGTTTTTGTTTAGCCATTTTTTTAGATTCATATCTTTTTCGTTTTGTTTCAACAAATATATGTCTACTGTTTTGATTAAAAACAATAATTGTGATGAACGGTAAAATATAATGATGAGTGGTAAATGTATAATATTGTTTACAAAACTATACGTTTTTGCATATACTATTTAGCATTATGGCATTTTTATACGAGATTGCATATAAAAAACCCCCACCAAACGATGAGGGCTTAACCTAACATGAAAAACAAAAACTCTATGAAGAGCGAATGTACTAAATCTTTGGATAACGTGTGTTATTATCTATAATAATATTACCTTTCTCAATCATTGGTTTTAACGTTTTCCATGTGTGGCCAAAAGTCATTTCAAAGTGTGGCGCATCTTTAAACGATTTCCAATCACCACCCCAAACCCAACCTTTCGATTTAAAGTAACTTACAACCTTATTCCAGTTATCATCAATCTTCCATGAAGCACTTTCAAACGATCCATTTCCATCGTTATCATAAAGAATAACAATATCAAATGCTAACCCGTAGTTATGGATTGACTGCCAAGCATCCGCATTAGTTACCTTTGGTCTTTTCTTAAATAGTAATGATTGTTCTTGTGGTGTTCTAAAAACATAAGCAAATCTTAATCTGCAATTTTTAGGCAGCATTGAATTGATTTCTAAATATTGCTCACGAAGCTCTTGACGAATCTTTGGATGTGCAAACTCAATCCGCTCTAATGTTATTTTATCCATATTATTTACATTTAGTTGTTTAGTGTAAACAAATTAATTGTGCAATATAACACACTTTTAATAGTTATTTCTGCTTAAAGCCTATTATAATACACTATCTTCTATACTTAATTACTGAAATCACAAGCCCAATAAACATACATACGATAAGTATTCGCCAAGGAAATGACTGTTTACTGATTTGCTTTGTTTCTTGACGTGTAACGTATCTAATTGTCTCAAATGAATCTTTCTTTGTCTTGTATATCAAACGCTCTTGTAAACGTGTCTTAGGTACATAAACAGTATTAAATTGAATGATAGTATCAAACTCAGTTACAACCTTAACCCATTCGTTGTTAATGTACACTGAATCAATTTTAGTTAACCTGATAGTGTCGCTTTGAGTTTCTACCTTAAGTCCTTTCTTGACTGCTTTATTATAGTGATGTTGCGCTGAGCAACTAGTCATAAATATAAGCCAAAGGATTGAGATAATACAAGCCCAAATAAAGGCTACTAGATGTGTGAAGTTTATTTTCATAATGGAAATTTACGTGAATCAATTATTTTATTTGCTGTTCTTACACCATCTGATTGTGTAATACATACGTCAATCGTTAGTATTCGACCACCCATTGGTTTAGGTGGTGCGCCTCTTTCAATGTGCCAACCTTTTGAGCCATCTTCGTACTCTTCTTTATACGCTCCAGTAATCATTAGATGTAGGTCTTTATGTTCAATCTTAAACCCTGTCTTTGAATGATTTTTAATTGTTTCTCTCACATCGTTACGAGATGAGTTTTCGTGAATGTGTCCCATGGTAAACACGTCAAAATCTTCATACATCTCAAGTGAACGTGTCAAGTTGATTGCTCCTTTTGTAACTACACCCCCACCGCCTGAGCCATGAAAGTATTTTACCTTGGTCAATGCTTCACTAGTTGTACCATGGTATTTTTGTCTGATTAAAAGCCATCCACCATAACCGCCCGTTTGAACGGTTGTATTGTTGGTATAGTTAAGTAGGTCAACAAACCTTTGAAGTATATCAGTTTCTTGCCATTTTATTATAGCTGTCTCATGATTACCATAACCGACAACAGTTAATAAATGTGCGTAAGGTGACCACCATTTTACAGCTGTTTCAACTACACTATCTAAATACTTTGAGTTGTTGTGTTCTGGTCTTATATCAGACTTGCTGCTACGCTTATCACCTCTACCTTGCATCAAACAAAACATATCACCATTAATCATGATAGGCATATTTTCTTTAACGCAATAATCTAGGTGTCGCTTTAAATAGTCCCAATCACATTTAGGATTGTCCCAGTGTATATCAGAAAGCATTGCTACTTGTACGTGCTTACCTTCTAGGCATAGCTCATGGATGTTCTTTGTGTGCTTGGTTACTTTCATATTTGATCGTTAAGTTTGCACTAATATACACTATCTAAGTTGATCTCGCTTCTTTTTAATATTTAAAGCAAATTTGTAAACATCCTCAGCCTGAGTAATTATTCCTTTTTTACCTAGTGACTTTTGATTTTCATCTATACTGGTAATCTCTGTATAGATAGGAACAACAGCACAAAGCCAAACCCCGTACTTCCATCCTGTAATGATGTTTATAAGCAACCCAACTATAAGAAACACAGCATAACCAATCAACTTTGCAAACACATCTGAAAAGCGATTTGAGGTAATCTTCTCACCTCTATGTTTAGCTGCCTTGCGCCCTAAATAAGTATCGACAATTACAAAGATGAATACTAGCATAGCCACGTAGATAGCTGGTGCAAAGAAAGCTCCGACAATCGGCAAGGTGTGAAGAAATGAATTAGTTAGTTGGGCTTTGAAGGTCATTACATATCTATTTCTACTGTATAACCTAATTGCTCAAATGCTTGTTTACCGTATTCGTGTGCAGTATCAATGCTTTGTAATTCCGTTGGTAATATTTCAGCGTTGAAAGTTCCTTGTTGAACATTTGTACTTAATGCACTTGCTCCACTTTCAAAAGCCAATTTACTCGCATAAGTAGCAACCGCCACTTCTAACGTTTTACCATCTGCTCTTCCAGCAAATTCGATTCTACCGTATACATTTGGTACTTCGATTTCTGTACCCGTTATTGTAATTTTTCCGCTAATAATTAATCCCATGATTTTTTTAGTTAAGAGCTACCCAAGCAGCGTTTGTGTAAATATACATTTTATTATTTGTTGAATCAATAACGATAGGAGCTTTTCCCGTAAATGAAGCAGCTGGAACACCCGTAGGAACACCAGCGCACGTTGGTAAGTAAGCAAATCCATTTGTAGCGTTTGTTGCAAGTGCAACCTCTCTGCCTAAAAGTACATTATGGTTTGCATCTTTTCGTATTGCTTGGTTTCCTTGATTATCTGCTAATACTGCATTATTTGAAACGTTACCAATAACAATATCAGAGCCTAATAAATTGTTATAATTACCCGTTGTAACTCCACTTGCTACACTCCTATAACCTAAATGTGTGTTTATTGTGCCAGTTGTCATTCCAACTCCAGCACTTTGTCCAATTGATAAATTAAGGCTACCTGTTCCCGCACCTGCTCCGTAACCAATAGCAACCGTTCCATTTCCTCCTTGTGTAGAAGCTGTATAACCAATAAATACACCATATTGAGAATTAGAATTTTGTCCAGCTCCAAAGCCAATAAATACGCTACCAGTTGCGGTTGTTCCATTTGAACCAGCTGCATATCCTAAGTAAGTATTATAACTCCCCGTTCCGTTTATTTGACCAGCTCCAAAGCCTACAGCGGTATTACTCTCTCCAGTTGTTAATTGTAAAGCACCACTTCCAAATGCTGAATTAGTAGTTAATGTTGTAACTGTTGCAAGTGCATTATAGCCAAATGCAGTGTTGTTATTTCCAGTTGTACAACTGTTTAAAGATAACTGACCAAACGCAGTATTTTGTGATTGAAATCCTTTACCATTTGACCAAACTTGTCCTAGTCCATTAACTGTTAATACATTAGCACTATCCGCACTATTCCGAACTCTAAAAGCTATATCAGTTGACAAAGCACCTTGCGCTCTTACGTCTAACCTTACAGTTGTTGCTGGTGTTGCTCCAACTCCTAAGCGTGAATTTGTATTATCCCAAAATAAAGAAGATGATTGTTGAACTACATCCCCCGTTCCTTGAAAGAATACTCTTCCAACTGTCCCGCTAGTAACCGCAGTTGTACCTACTGTTATTCCACCACCTCCGCCACTTATAACTAAGTCACCGCTACCAAGTAAACTATTTCCGTTTATTGTTTTTATGTTTGTTGCGCTTACTAGAGTAGGTTGAATACCCGCAGTTGATAAACTTTCGTTTTTCCAAAGTGAAGTCGCAGAATCGTATTGAAGTAAATTGTTATCTGCAACCGAAGAAATAGCTACGTTGTGAAGTTCGTCAAGTTCCCAACCGTTCATTATTTTAACGTATATTTTACCGTTAATTGCGTGGGCATATTCAACGTATCCAATCACAACTATATGACCAGGAGCAGTTGGTTTAATGTTTGTCAATCTTCCCGCAGTTGTTGGACTTAGATAAAGTACGTCACCATCCACCCAAGTTTCACCTTGTAAACTTCCCGTTGTATTTATATTTTCTAACTGTCCAACTGTAATGATAAAGCCTTCTTGGTTTGTTGCTATTGTTTCAGTAACTAAACCAATTGTATCAGCTGAGTTATTATCGTTATTTGCTTGTGCTAAATTGATTGCTAATCTTCCACCTTGCGCACCGCTTACTCTGACCGCTTGATAATTTGCTTTTGTTAAAGTTGTATTAGGTGTTACTTTATTGACGATTCTAGCTACTAAATCAACACCGTTTTTAATAGTTACGTTACCGCCTTTTAAAAGTGTTTCAGAACTTCCTATTGTATTATTCCATTGAGTTGAGCCTACAACAAAACCCGCTCCCGAAGGCGATACGTTTAAACTAATATGGTCAGCAGTTACATTGTGCGTACCCATATCAAGGTCATTAGTTGCTCCCGTATAAGGAACAAAGCCCGTAACACTTGGAATAGTTGGCTTGTTTAATATTTCAGCAACTCCACTTGTAGCGTTCCAATCAGCGTTCACTTGAGCAGCGGGAATACTAGGCTTATTTGCAATAGCAGTCGAACCACTTGTTGCGTTCCAATCAGCATTTGCTACTATCTCCCAAACAGCTGCAGTTGATGTGCTATCTGTACAAATGTAAACATCTCCGTTATCTAATACCCATCGAGAACCTACATAATAACCTTGCGTATCATCGTTGTTTAAATCAGGAACAATATTAAACTTGTGGTTAACCTCTCTTATCAAAAGTCCGTTACCATCCATGACGTATTGGCTTCCCGCTTCCCACTTCAACTCATAACCAACTGCGCAAATCTGAGCAATACCTCCACCCGCTCCTGAGTCGATTGTACCCTCACGAAGTCGAGATGTATTCTCTAATAAAATACCAGCATTATCAGTAAATGCAACATCGTTATTCGTTGTGTTGCCTGAATCAGTTACCTCTTGTAAAGTTGGTGTTGCTATGTTAATATTTACTGCCATACTACGTTAATTGTTTCTGTTTTTAAACTTGGAATAGTCACGCTAGTTGTAACTCCGTTCACTATGAAATTGTAAGTTGTATCAGGTAGTATTAATGTACCACCACTAGCAACTGTATCTGTATATGTACCGTCTGAATTTTCAACAGTAGCATCTGCACAACCTGGTGAAGGTGGACCAGGTATAATATCAACAGGAACCTGACAGCGACCATGCGAGGGAATCTCGAAGCGTATATCTGCAAAGTAACCTACTAGGTTATCCAATTCTTTGTCGCAACCAAATTGACCGATTGGATCTTCAACTATATTAATATCGTCAACTCCGTAATCATTCCACCATACACGAATATCTCTAAGGATTAGACTTGTATCGTTAGCATTCTCCCAAACATCTAAACGGTCATCGTTAATACGCTCGTAAACATACACTCTTAAAGTGTGTACATTCATAGCACGATTAACAGCCACATCAATAGGTGCAACAAACAACAAAGGATATGTATTTTCTTCTGTTATGTATGCGCTTCTATGATCGTCAGATTCAAAGATAACACGCCCTTGCAACTGTCCATGACCATCAGCAAACGCTGTGATTGAATCCTTAATTGTAACAAGTGTGTTTATAGCCATACTGTATCACTTCTAAAATTACGCTCACCATCTGGAGCAGTTATTTCTTTATTCGTTGGATCCTTGTAAAGTGGAAAATTATCTTTATTCAGTTGTAAAAATTCTCTCAAATTTCCTTCATGGACCTTTGCAAATTTTAAGATATTTGTTCTAATATATTCAACCGCTTGAATCCCCTCACTTGCTGAATAATCACCGCTTTGAGATTGTACACCTTTGTTTGATATTCTAAACGAAAGATTAGGAGCAGCATCATAAGCAGCATAAAAAGCTGTTGTATATTTTACGAAGTCTATTAACTCATCCTCTAGTGCATTGGTTGTGCCAGCATTAAATTTAACTAGCAAGTCCTGAGTAAACGTATAACCTAGAATTGGCTCAATATAAACCTTGACACTCATCGGTATGTAAGGTGCTAAGTCCTTTGCATCTACGTTCTGAGTAATATGTGTTTTATCCTTAATAAAGGCTTCTGTAACAAAGTATATCATTCTGCTGCGAGTAATTGGTTAATAGTTTCTTGGTCTATTCCGTATGCTGCTAAACGTGTACGTGCTAAAGGCTCAGCTAATCTGCCCTTTGAAAAATCTCTCATTATTCGCATCATATCCATGTTATCTTTAGCTGATAAGCCTTTAAGATTATCATTAACAACTGCGCTTTGAATCGGCTTCCCTTCTGCGCTTAATTGCTCAACTTGTACACCTTCTTTAATAGCTTCCTTTAGTGTAAGTATATCCGTTTCATTAATAGTTAACTCTGTTGGTACACCGCAAATAGTAGCTAGTTCGTTCAAATAGCCTTGTATAGTTTCTCGGTTAGAATTTACCCATAACTTCTTAAACTGTTCAGCACTAAACTCAATCTCTTCAGTTGCTCCTAAACTACCAGCAACACGAACACCCATTAATGCAGGATTAAGGTTGTGACTAATTGCCACCTCTTCTTTATATTCCTTACTCGTTTGCTCAAATAAAGCATGATTATCCGTTGTACTTACAACTTCAACATCAGGTAAATTGTCTTTACCGTTTGCTTCAACTTTCATAGCACGCCCGTAGTTCTTCGCACCTTTAGCATTTTGTCTCATCCCCGCAGTCCAAACATCTCTCTCGTCGGGTGACATGATATAAGGATACTTGTAAATAACGCTTGGCTGTATTCCGTTCTCAATAGCTGATTTATGAAGTAGTGCAATATCAGCTCCGACCTTTTGCCAATTAGCTGAAGATACCCAATCAGGCATCCCATAAGCCCTAAATCCACCTACTGAATTCTTAAGCTCTAATACTTGCCATTCATCTGTATTACCTATTCTATAAGGTGTAAAGATTAATTGACCTGTTGACCTGGTCCAATCTCTAGAATAAAAATAATTTGCAGGTATATCGTTAAACAATCCAACTTGTGAATTTCTTATATTTTCAGGATCAACTATTTTAAAATGTGTGTATTTTTTGTATTGATTAGAATAGTGTAAAAGTGCAATTACTCGACCATGCTTAACGAAATCTAGTACTATATTTTCACTAGACTTTTTTAACTTAGACATCGTTTCAAATTGCTTAATCGCTATCTTTTCAGCTACATCTAGGTTATCGTAATCATTCCATTCGTAACCGTTACCAATTACGCTGTACTTTTTAAAGTTACAACACGCCTGATGCATTGGTGCGCTTATGTATAATTGGTTTAAAATCTGAGGATAAAGATTCGATTCTCCAAACCAAACACCGCCAGTTCTGTTAACGTAATCATCAACCAATGGCTGCGATAAATCCAAGCCCTCAGTATTGATTGTACGGAAACATTCTAATTCTTTATTCTCTACCTTTGGTGTTGGTATTATATCTTTACTAAACCATCCCATATTAATTTCCTATTTGCGTTGTGACAACAATAAATCCTTTTTGTAAAATTCTGCCCGTAGTTTCTAAAACGTCTAATGTAGGTCGTACACTTTCGTATACACTATATGACCATTCTCCTTCTATTAAATATACCTCGCCATCTAAACCAACAGCGTTCGTTGTTTCAGTTATAACGATTAAATCGTATCGAATGTTAGATGTAGCCTGAAGTGAACAGCTAGTAGTTGGTCCATCCAAATCAAACTTATTTGTAAACACTATTAAGTAGTACGGATCGAGTAACTGTGACCGCTCCGACAAAGTGACACAAATATTATTAACAGTATTTTTTTCTATGACAAAATTACTCATTACTTTATATGTACAAAAAAAGGGGCTTGTTTGACAAACCCCCTCATTTTATGCAAATTAATTTTAAACTGCTGCGATAAGCAAAGCTTCAACAATTGCGCTATCAACTGCGTATAACATATGACGCTCATTTTCTGAAGTCAATGTAACAGGCATCTGTTGACCAGCTGCACGTGTGTTGTTAGTCGCTGCTGAGTTAGCCGATAATCTCAATCCTTGGTCAGCTCCTAACATCCACCAATCATCGTTATTATCTTGAACAACTGCTATCAAATCTCTTCGACCAGCAGCAAGTAAGCTAATAGCGTTACGCTTTCTTAAATCAATTCTTCTAAATCCTAACTCTACATTTTGAGTGTAAGAGTGTGTATCAGCCACAAGGTCACCAGTCCAATCCTGACTAAACATTGAAGTATCTTTTGTTAAAGGGAAATCTTCAAATTTAGTACCAACTGTACGTGTAACTGCTGTTACTTCGCCATCTGTGTCAGGTGCTGAAGTTGCTGTTACGGTTAAACCCGTTACATCTTCAAACGATCCGATAAGCGCACGTTTAATCGCTCCGAGGTTATTGTCCCCGCAGTCTTTAGGTATTCCCACTAATGGGCTACAAATTGCCATATCTTTCTATATTAAATGATTAAAAAATAGGAGGGCTTTTAAACCCTCCGTTAATTAGAATGTATGGAAGTAAATCTCTTCAGCGTTTGTATAAGATGGTTGGAATTTGAAATCAACACGAACACCAATCTTACGAGATAAAGTAGTCTTCATGAAATCAACAATGTTGAATCCTAACTCTTCATCCATAAGGTCCATGATGTTAACCAGGTTATTCCAATAAGTAGCGATAATAACGTTGTCAGATGCACCATCAGCTCGGTAGATTGGTGTACCTTGGAAAGTTAAAGTAACATTCTCAATGTAGTACAATCCACTCGCTTTGTTATCTGCAACTGCATCAGCTAAAGCATCGTAAACATTTGTTGAACAAATATAAACGAAATCTTTTCTACGTCTTACTCCTTTAGGCAATACGTTACGAGCTTGCTTTAATTTAGCGATTACGTTTGCATCTGTGATAGCTGAAGCTACACCACCGTTACCAGCTGTTGGTACAAGAATGTTTAAATCAGCAGCCATTAACGTCTCCAATCCATCAACACCATTTGCAGCAATTGTTCCTGTAAATGTGATGATTTCCATTTGCTCAGTTAACTCCTCAGCTAATTTGTCAAAAAAGAAATTCATAAATGCGAAGTTCTGATTGAACTCGTTTGAACCTCTAGCTAATTGGTCAGATACAAATGACTCTTCCAAAGAAGCAACACAAAAGATAGTTGAATACATCAAAGGCTTAACCTCGTATTCTTTTTGTGAAAGCTCTGTATTGTCAAAATCAGGATCACAAGAACCAGCTTTGATTGTAACACCAGTTACATCAACACCACCCAAGTTAACACGATCTTTAACTCCTAACAACTGACGGAACTTTGAACGAGTTTTCTCGTCTCCAATCATTGCTCTACGGAAATATTCAGTAGCGTTTGTTGTGTAATCTGCTGACGCATCTACAACCATTGCCATCTCAATAGCTTTACCTTCAGCTGTTGTTGGATCAAAAAACGCTTTCTTTGCGTTATTAAAATCTTCCTTAGAAAGATTAATTGTTTGTCCGTATAATTTTACCGACAATTTGTTTACTTTACTCATTTTATTTTTGGTTTTTAATTGTGTTTATACTGTCTGAAATCTTGCGCCACATTGGTCGATTATCTGACATTTCTACGGGAAGCTCCTCTAACAAAGGTGCTTCTAATTCACTTTTTAACTTTGCGATTTCACTCATCAAACTTTCTTGAGCTGCTTCTAGTTTTGCCAATCTGTCATCCTCAACAACTGGTGCAACTTCTTCTACAACCGCAGTTGGTGTTACGATTTCTTCGACTGGCACATCTGCCATTTCTTCAGGTGTTGCTGCTGCAACTTCTTCTACAATTGCTTCCTGTTCAGGTGTAACCTCTTTCTTTTCGATAACAACTCCATCTTTTACAACGTAGATTGTACCGTTAATTAAGTGTTCGCCATCAGGAAGTAAGATTTGTTCTTTCTCCATTTTTGATAGTTTAATTATTGATAAATTTATTAATGCCTCTATTGAGTATGCGTGTTTCTTATTTGCTTTGATTTCATTCTCCCAATAGCCCTTATCAGTTACTTGTGATAAAACGAACAACGTTCCAAATGGTAATGCGCTTTGGTCGAATCCATATTGAGTGTATGCCTTATCTTCTGAGCTTTCTGAAATCCATGAATCCAAAACATATGAAGGTGCTACACCGCCTTTATGCGTATCTTTGAATAAATCATCTTTCTCAAGTGTACCGTTTGATAATGCGATTTCGTGCATCTCTTTAATTGTCTCAGATGAAAAGCGCATATTGTATTGACCTATCTCATCGTCTCTGAATATATCTTTGTCCGGTACAAGCAAAGGAGCGCATACTTGCATTAACTCATCCTTAGATAAGTAAGCGTTTAAAGTTGTTGCCATTCGGTCATCTAACCTAGCTACAACTTGCGGCACAAATCCAACTCGCCTAACCTCGTCATCTTCGTAATCTTCAAAATATATTCTACGTTTCCATACGTGTCTACATCCATAAGAGCCTTTATAATCAAAGATTGAATAGTTACCAAATTCAGGATTTGATAAACCGTTAATGATTTCTTCTTCAGTATAAAGTCTACCTAGCGATAAAACTTCAGCGCAGAATGAACGTGTTTTATCATCATCAGGACCGCTATATTCATAACGAACAAGCCATTGACCTCCGCCACCTTTCTTCTGTAAATCGTTGTAACTTTCTGAATCTTCAATGCCTAAATTAATTTCACGCTTTGAAAGATATTCTTCCTCCGTTACTTCAATCCAATGGCTAGGTTTAACTATTCCAACCGTTTTAAGGTATTCTAATATTTTAGATTGTACTAATTCATCAGCAACTATTCTTGGATCGTGTGCGTTAAGATATACACCAACCTCCTCAATCGCAGGATCGTTTACATAGGCTATATTCTTCCAACCGAAAGCTGGCATAGCACCCTCTCGAATTGGTTTTAACGTAACATAATAAGTCGCAATTTCTGACATACAACTATATATGTAGAAAAAACTTATTTGTTCGATTTTATATAAGATAATTGATTAAATGCTAGGTATAAATTTTGGTCTAGCACCTGATTAAATTTTGTAATATCGAAATCAGAAAGCATATTTAAAACAACCATCCACTGGTTATCTCCTTGCTTTGCCCTTGTTTTCATTTCTAATTCAAACTCAGCTTTCTCCTCTTCGTTTAATTCTTCAACTTTCACATCAGCGTATGGATCAGAAAATAATTCATAGGAGTTAAAAAAAGTTTCTCTGAATTTATTGTACTTTTTACAAGCTCCTAAAATCTGATTGATTGGCAGCTCATCAATTAACTGACTTCGATAGTCTACGTTAACATTCTTATAATCTTCTGTAACTACATCGTACATACATCCGCCACTTTCAGCTAAGTAAATTGTCGCAGCTATATGTGAAATGTTTTGAGTAAATCCTTTTGAAACGTAATCTTCTAAATTAATAAATTGTCGAAGCGTTAACGTGCTGAATGATTGTAACTTTAAAGTTACATTGTCAATCGTTATATTCTCTGAATGCCTATCTGATATTTTTACTTTTGTTTGAGCAAGTGAATAGGCATTTACTAATTTATTAACCCTCCATTCTTGAACGTCTAACGGATCTAAATCATCAACAATCGAAACAAGGTGTATCATCTTATCAAATACACCCTCTAAGGTTTCGGAGTTTATTTCTTTATACTGTCTTGTCAGCAGCATCTATAAGCATCTGTACGTGTTCAACGTATTGTTTAGACAAATCAAATATAACAGGACTTGCAATATCAGCTGTTACAAAGTCACCAAATAGATTTGCTTTGTGATCAATATGCGCATCCGTATAGTGTTCTGTCTTGGTTAGCTGAGTATCTTTGTAAACAACTGCAAATGCTTTGTTTCCCCATGCTCCACCTTTACGGGCTAGGTTTTCTATTTTAGCAATATCCTGAGCTGATAGGTACAACTTACCATCTTCTAACTCGCAAGTATATTCTCTACCGTTCACCTCAAATGTAGGTTGTATTTCATTCTTAACCTCAGTAATTTGAACAGATTGGATAGCCTCGCCAAATAGTTTTAACGGAATAACCTCTACTAATTCTTTACTGCCAAGAATAGCCAATACCTCAAGCCATCTTTCTGTGTGGTCTTTGTCGCCTTCCTTTTCTAGTATAGCACTAATCTTAGCTAGTTCATTAAGCGTAACCTCACTCCCAAGGTTACGCAGTTGGTAATCATTACCTTTTATTTTAAATTCTTTCATTATGCTAAAGTAACTTTATTATTCATCATTTGCAACTCATTACCCTTATTTTGTATATCGTGGTAATCTACTACCATCACTTTCTCACGCTTTGAATTGCTTTGAGCTGTTTGTGCTTGTGAATTATTCAAGTTCATTTGTGGTGTTTGTGAGCCTTGTTGCATTCCACCCATTGAAGGAGTTTGAGCCGATGTGCTACCACCACCTCCACCACCTGATGCACCACCACCCGAAGCTCCACCACCTGATGCAATAGTTTTAGCACTATTCAATCCTGTTGCTGCTATCGTTGCAATTGCTAAACCTGCTCTAATCTTTGTAAATATATTTGACTTTAATAATTGAGCCGCTCCAGCCGCTCCACCCGTTACTGCATTTAATGGATTCAAAGCCGCTGCCGCTGCATTTGCTGACATCTCTTTAGCTGCATTAATAACAACATTCGCAATAGCCGCTCCTTTCTCAATTGCTAGTGCTGTAATCTGTAACGCTTTACTTTTACCTGCAACCGCACCTAGTAACTCAACCGTACCTTGTGCGATTCCTAACATCGCAGTTTGCATATTTTCACGTGCTGCAATTTCTGCTGCTGCTAAATCTTGTGAAACTTTTAACGATTCATCTGCCCACGCTTTCTTATCTTCAAGAAGTTTTTTAGCAAATGCATCAGCTTCTAATATTCTATTTTCTTCTGCTAATTTATCCGCTGCTGCTTTCTCATCATTATATTTTTTATCAATGGCAAGTTCATTTGCTATTGATTGTTGCTTAAGATTAAAAGCTAATTTATCTTTTTCTGTTTGTAACAGCTTTTCATTTGCTAAAGTGTCAGCAATTAAACGCTCGTATTTAATTCGATTAGCTTCTTGTTCTTTAAATTGACCTTCCGCTAATAATTCAAATTCAGCATCTTGAATAGCTCTACTCGCTGCCAATCTGTCCGCTTTATCTTGCTTTGCTGCTGCCTTTCTTTTGTCTGCTGCTGCTTTATTATCTGCCGCTTGTGTTTCGTTTTTCTTCTTGTTATCTGCTACCTCAGTCGCATTGATTACTTGAACTTCTTGCTTAGCTTCGTGAATACCTGTTTTTAAATCTGTTATTGCCTTGCGTATCTCGTCTGCTTTCTCCTTCGTTAAATCACCCGCTGCTTTTAGTTGTTCCATTTGAACTCGTAACGCTTCGATTTGTTTTTTAGACGTTTCAATAATAGCGTACTGTTTTTGTCGCTCCATTTCCACAACCGATTCACCCGCTATTCCCGCCAACTTAATCTCATGGTCGTAACTATCAACAACTTTATTTCGTTTAGCCTCGTAACTTGCTGCAACTTTTTCTTGTGCTGCCGCTTGTTTACGTGCGCTTTCTTCCGCTGCATAATCAGTTAATCCAATCCAATCCAAGAAGTCTTTAAGCTGTTGAATAACCCATCCAATCGCATCACCAACCGCTTTAAAAATTATCTTTAATATTCCTAATTCATCTAGTAAAGCAATAACCGCTGCAATAATAGCACCAACCACCGCAACGATTAAGAACAAAGGATTTGTTAAGATTGTTTTACCAATAGAAACGAAAGCCGATCCCATTTGTTTAAGTGAGCCTATCGCATCTTTAAACGTGATTGACTTAGAAGTTTGAGCAAACAACTTAGCACCATTGGTTACCCGGTCAAAGTCCATGTCTCTTAAACCCGCTCCGATTTCACCTAATGAATTACTGACTTGTTCGTACTTGGAACCCGTAGCGAATACCGCAACTTGCTCATTCACTTCAGCCATTCTGTCTTTGAGTGCAGCGGCTTTTTGATTGAGTGCATCGAACTGAGCCGAGCCTAAGTCGGTTTGTTGAAGTTGTTGGATTGTTTCCCTTAACTCAGCCTTTAAACTTTTAACTGGTCTATCGTCAACCTCTACATTTATTTTAATTGTGTTATCTGCCATGTCTTATATTATTATCCAATCTGTTGCGTCTGAAATAACTGTTATGCTTTGATTTGGAGTTAGTGTTTGTGTTACGATTCCATCAATTAAATTAGGACTTGTTACGCTTATATTCCCAGCACTTGTATTTTTAACTGTATATCTTTTACCGCCTTTAGTCTTAAATAAAGTTGAATCTAAAAGTGTAATTGTTGTCGCTGATGTATCTTCTATTACTATTTCATCTTCTAATTTCACCGTATAATTTCCACTCACAGCTCTTAACGCAATACCTTCGCTAATTACACCACCTACATAAACACCGCTTCGACTTGGAGTTGTTTGGTCACCTATTACCTTAGTTCCGTTTAATCCAACAGGAACGTTATTAATCGAACCCATTATTTGAACGTCACTAGCCCTGACAGTATTCACATCACCTTGTATTTTGATGCGCTCACCTATTGCTAGGTTATACTTGCCATTTATTAAAATATCATTGCCTAGTCTTATATTAGTGTCGCTATCCACCGTATTAAAGTGTTTATTAACTACACCACTAAACGAAACAGTTGTACCTCCAAACGGTCTAAATGGTCGCTTATATTTTAGTTTTAACTTTTCATCTGCTGTAATTAAATCTACTTTAGTAATTGTTCTTTTGCCACTATTATAACCGTATATCTTTGATACAAAAAACCATCCGTTATCCTTAATAAATATCTTCCAATCTAAGGTCTTTGATAGCTTCTGAAAATCCGCCTCAGTTAAATTAAAATAACCAGTTAAGCGTTTACCTTCATTGATTGTTGTAAGCTCTTGTTGGTGGTGTAAGTTGTATAAATAGTTAGTTGTTTGACCTTGCTGAAATGAATGAAATAATATGTTTGGCGAATCGTAACAGATACTAAAGTTAGGAATCAAATCATTGTCAAACATTGACGTATTATTATAGTCAGTTACCTGAGCAACTTGCAAAGGATTTGGAAGCAAGTCATCATAGAATGGATATTGCGATACTGTACCAACTCCATTGTGTAAAAGCACACGAATGTTACAATCAGGATTAACGCCATTGATTGAAGGTAAAGGAATATTTATTCCACTCCCTACGCTCGGAGTTGGTGAATACATTATCTCACGCTTATCCGTTCCGACTGTGTACTCATTGTCTAGTATCAATGTTGACTGTCCATAAGTCTCAACAAATTCAGCTTGATAGGCTGCGTTTAATTCGTCCTTATCATCTTTATATTTGTACTCCTGGCGTTGCTTTACATCGTTGTTTAGAAACGTGATACTGTTCGGTTGTTTCTCGTCAAACTTCTCGGTCCAATCCCATTCTAAACCATCGTTATAATATTTATCTCTAGTCTTAATAATAATATTCGTTTCATTATCAGGGTCAGGTGTGAATAGTAAATTATAGCTTTTTGACACCGCAGAAATTAGATCTCTTTGCTTAATTTTCTTTGGAATGAATTGACTCACATCTACATTTGTCCCGTTAATCAATTCAGTTATATCTGGTATTGCTCGGAATTGTAGATTAGTAATATCTATATCAAATTCTAATCGTACCGGAAAGCCTGATGAAGTATCTAAAAACTCAACCAATCCACCTGACAAAGTATCAACACTCAATGAACTCATCAATGTATATTCAGGTGTATTCCCAACTTGTACACCTGTTGATGTGAAGTATCTACCAAAGATTAAAGCGTGAACGTCAAATTTTTCGTTGGCATCAAATATACCTAGGTTAGCAAATGAAGCGTTATTTCCACTTGCTAAAGGTTGCCACCCCGCACCGTAAGACGTTGTGCCACTACCGAATGAAATAGCTGTTTGACCAGCATCAATAAACGCAACCTTGTTAACATTCGTTGTTGACTGAGCAACTAAACAAATTTTAATATCGCATCTATTCAAGCCACTCCCTAAACCACCAAACGCATTCCAACTAGCTCCACCTTGCGCTCGTACTTGAATGTTATAATCATAGTTAGTTAAGATCTGAAAGTTTCGACCTTGACCGCTTAAGTTAGTCAAGTCATTATTAACTGTTGACCATTGACCTTGTGCATCTTCAAAGATATCTGATAAGTCTATTTTAGAGTTAGCAGCTGCAGCATAGTTGTTTACACTTGCAGCACTCAAATAGTCCAACATCGGAAGCCATCCAATAGGATAAGTTGGATTACTTGTATTATCTATAATGTAGTTAGCCGAAGCCATCTCACCACGTACCGAGTATGCTTGTTTTAAGAAAGCTCCTATCGTATCATCCCCTTGTTTACCATTGAAAGGAATAATACGCTTATCCATTTGAATCGTCTCTTCGTTGTATTCATCAAAGGTAAAAGTGTATCCATTTGTAGCGAATATCTTTTTAAAGTATTCCCATTCATAGATCGCTGGCTTGAAATCTCTGAGCGTGTAAATATTGTCGCTCTTTGCGTATTGTGGATATGTGTAACCGCTTGTATTGGACCAACTAGCTATTATATTAGCTCGATTAAAAACATGGCTTAACTCAGGGAATGATAACTCAGTAAGTTCCTTATCACCCATCTCATTGAAGAAATTACTTACTTCATCAAATACGTTAATCTTATATTTTACTAGCTTGTGATTAGTTCCACGAACTCGATTAACTCGAATGACCTCCATTAACTGAATAAACCCCTCAAACACCTCAACACCGTTTTGTATAACAGATGCTATTGTTTTTTTATTACGGTTAAACGTATCATTGCTTAAATCAATATCGAATAACGCACCTAAAATAGCGGTGTTGTTTTCTGTACCATCAACTTCAAGTGATCGTGAAGCTCCACCCGTTCTTGCGCCTGATTTAGTTATTTCAGCAAAGGATAAATCAATAGGGAAATCCGTTCCGATTGGTAAATCAATAAAGCCCGTTTCAAGTTGTATTCTAGTCATTATCCGTTAATTTCGTCTTGTACAGCCATGGTGAATACTAGGTTAACTTTTCTATCTCTAGTTGTTCTTTTCAAGTGTAAAGGCATTGATGCGCTTGTTATCTTAATAGACTGGAATTCGCCACCATCAATACTTACAAATGCCTGAGGTGAAGATAGTAATTCTCGCATAAACTGACACTCATTCTGAGATAAAATACCAGTATTAACTGTATAGCTTATCGTTTCTTCAACATGATAAGTTTCGTCTCCGTTATCTGTTGCGTTATAAGTCCAAGTATCATCTTTTAATCTACCATATTTCTTTCTAATATCGTCACGTTGTACAGCTTGATTCATGTAACTACCTTTGTAAAATGGAATAGTTACCCATGACCCTAAACGATCAAGAAAGCAAACATCGTAAGTTGTATGCTCGTCACATTCGTTGTATAGAGTAATTGTTTTCTCTTCTGACTTAACAACACCCGTATTCGTTTCTATTTGTACCGTATAGCTTGTTACGTTCGTCAAATCAATCGTTCCAGCAAATGCAATCCATGAACCGCTGAATACTTGTGTGATTGTATCTGTACTTGGTAGCGCATCGAATAATATAATATTCTCAGCCATTCCCGCTAAACCATATCTGTAAAGCGTTCCTGCGATATTAAACACTACATAATGAGTAGCTGAATTATCTAGGTAACAACTTATCCATGTTGACTTTTGGCGACTTATTCTTATATCCTCTGTGATAGTTGTTAAGAATAACTTTGTAACACCATCACAAATATATTGCGTGTGGTCATAGTCTTTGAATGTAAGGAATCCAAACGCTCCTTTATAGGCTTTTTGTATATCAGTTGTGATTCCGCTTACCGTAGTTTTCTGTCCATCTGCAAATGAAGATACACCAGCACTTACTCCACCCGAACCAATCCAACCCAAATCCAAAACAGTATAGTAAACACCAGCCGAAAGGAATACATCTAGCACCGTATGAATACCATCTAACTCAGGTCGAAAGTTTACGCTCGGTGTTTGAGCCACTAGAATAATATCACCAGCTAAATAGATTGGAGCTGTTGCCTGAGCTAACATTGTTCGACTAAATCCGTTTGGATTGACTGAAGGATTTGAGAAGTTTGCCCAAGTTGATGCACCAGCGAAACCGTAATCGGTAAACGCTAAACTAACATAGTAACTCTCATCTACTGTAACTGTATAACTTACTTGGTGACCATCTGCAATATACTGACTTGAAAACGATCTAAAGTCATTATACAATTGTGTTTGAACTAATTTAGCTATATCAATTTCACCATACAAAGTATTAGGAATAGGCTTGAGCTTATACGTTCCAATCACCTCAGAAGTTGTGGTATTGGTAACTGTTATAATGTATCTGAATCCTAACTGACTGCTCACCGTACTATCAAAATAAAAGTACATTGGATTGTAAGAAGGTGTTAAAAATTGTGGTGTTGCTAGTGTTGTTATTGCCATTATCTAAACATTTGGTCTATTTGATATTCCATGCTAATTGCTGCTATCTTTTCTATTTGGTCTAATACTTTCTCACGCTTCATAAATGCCTTGGTTAAATCACGTTTAACTTTGCCTCCCTTCCATTTTCTACTATACCCCTCATCAACATAGATGTAATAAAACGCCCTATTTCCATCTATCTCTAGTTGAATGTCATTACTCATTACATCCCATTTCACTCTAACAACTCTAGTTACGTTCTTCATTAAACCAGTATCAACAGCGTGCTGTCTAATGATTTCTTTTTTAATCTCAGTATTGAATACTCTAGTTGCTGTACCTATTCGCCTCCATACATCATTCTGAGTTGCCATACTTTATATGTAGATAAAATAAGTTTGTTAAACAAAAAATCTTGGTGCATCAGGACTGAATGTATTTGTTTGGAAATAGTAACGTATCGCGTCAATACAATTATGAACAAGTATTCCATTAGCGTAATACTCATGACAATCATCTACCATTAAATCATAAACCGTTTCGCTCTTGCTTTCTTCTTCTTCTAAGTGCAGTAGCTTTACAGTTTTGGTGACAGTATTTAGATACTCCTGCGTGCCTTGTTTGGTATTCTTTCTCGCATATTTCACACACAAGAGTTCGATAATCTCGGTTAATCCATCCTTTGATACTGTGTTTTCTATGCCATTCTCTTCCTTCTTCTGAAGCGTGCCACTCTTTAGCTTTCTCAATTCCTTTTGCATGGAAATCTTTAGCCCATTCAGGATTGTTTTTAAATCGTTTTTTACCTTCATAGCGAAGATGTAAGCTAGCCAAAATAAGATTAAGGTTGCTGATATTGTTATTGGAAGTATTACCGTCAACATGATGAACGTGATAACCTTTTGGAATATCTCCTTTGTAATATTTCCAAACTTCCGTATGTAGTCTTGTACTACCTTTAGAAAAGTATCGTTCTCCTTCATACAAGTAGTACTTTTTTCCGTTAAATACTTGCACTGGTATAATACATCGTTCTTCTTTAATTTGGATATCTCTTTCCATCCTTCTTTAGTTTTTACTTTATGTTCCTTAGTTGAACGTAAAGATACTGAAAAAGTATCGAACTGCATCGAGTATTTTGATATTTGTTTTACTCCGTTATTAAACTTTTTTAACACTCTTCTATACCCTTGACTTGTTAAAACTAAATCACCGATTTTAATATCCTTTATAGGAATATCTCCTTTGATAGTTGTTACCAATGTATCACCCGTAAAGCAGTGATTATAATTATCAATCGGTTTATTCGTTGCGTTACCATCCCTATCAGTAGCCCAAGTGTATTTCCTAAACTCATTGATAAGATTTAGACTTCGTGACGTTACTCTCAAATCTAATTCTTGCATTCTGCTCACACCATACACAATTGAATCTGCTCCCTTTTTAGCGTCTTGCATTCGCCACCCTAAAGTTTGCAGCTCATCATTGGATTTCATCTCAGCACTATCTCCCGTTATCGTTGTATAACGGTCAACACCTAATTCAATCATCTTATTAGAAATAGCTTGGTTAAGTAGCCCTGTTTGATAAATCAATTCATCTAGGTAGTAAATGTTATCAGCATAGTAAATAGCCACCAATGCAGTTGGATCGTTTCTATATCCGTAATCGAGTCCATAACCTAACAACTTTGCATACTCAGGAATCTTATCAACTTGCTGCCAATTATTAAACACAACCCCTTGAAGGTTACCAATCTCGCCTAATCCGTATACTTGCCACCAATTCCACCAATATCCCCTTTGACCTCTTGCATCTTCTTGCTCAGCTTTCATCTTCTTATAGAGCAAATCTTCTAGTGTTGGGCTTGGTATTGCTTCAT